ATGAAGGGCTTCCGGAAGCCGTGCGTGGTGTCGGGCTGCCCGGAGCTCGTGGAGCACGGGCGCTGCCCGCAGCACCAGCGGCAGCGGGATCGCAGTGCCGACGCGCGGCGCCCGAGTGCGGCGCGGCGCGGCTACGGCGCCCGCTGGGACGCGGCACGGCGCGCGTACCTCGCACAGCATCCGCTCTGCGAATGCGACGAGTGCCGGCGCACAGGCGAGCTCAAGGCCTCGTCTGTGGTGGACCACATCATCGCCCACCGCGGCGACCCGCGGCTCTTCTGGGACCAGTCGAACTGGTGCGCGATGAGCAAGACGTGCCACGACCGCAAGACGTCGCGCCAGGATGGCGGCTTCGGGCGCCGGCGCGTCGATGGGGGGGAGGGTGTGTCGAATCGCTACGGTTCTGGGGCCGAGACCGTGCGGGGGGGACGCTTCGATCCGGCCCAGGTTCCAGGGCTTTTTTTATCGGGATGGGACGCTCCCCCGAAGGGGGAGGGCTGATCGGTGCCCGGTCCCGCGAAGAAGCCCTCACATCGCCGCCAAGGCCATCGCGCGTCGCACGTGCTCGCGCTGGTGCGCGGTGCACGCGTCTGCACTGCCGTGCCCGTTTGCCCGAGGGAGTTCCTGGTGCAGACGCGCCGGGTGTGGGAGGCGTTCTGGGGCTCCGAACTCGCGCAGGCCGTCGACGCTGCGACCGATGCCCACGCGCTCCGTCGGCTCTTCTCCCTCTTCGACGAGCGCGAGCGCGCCTATCGCGCGTTCCGGGAGAAGCGCTTGGTGCGCGGGTCCCAGGGCCAGCTCGTGCTGAACCCGTTGTGGCGCCACGCCGCGGTGATGGACTCGGAGATCCGCCAGCTCGAGGACCGCTTCGGCCTCACGCCGCGGGCGCGGCTGGCGCTCGGCATCACGCTCGGCGAGGCGCAGAAGTCGCTCGAGGACATGAACCGCCGCTTGAACGAGGACCAGGATGAGGACGGCCAGAGCCCCGCGGACCCGCGGCTCGCGATCGCGCGCGCGTAAGCGCCCGGTGCGACGCGGCCGTGCGCCGGCGCTGGCGCCGACGCTCGGGCCCCTCGTCTGCGCGTGGATGGAGCACTTCCTCGTGCACGGAGAGGGCGACTACCTCGGCCAGCCCTTCCGCCCGCGCGAATGGGAACGCGCCATCATCTACCGTGCGTACGAACTGAAGCCGGATGGCACGCGCCGCTACGAGCGGGTCCTCCTCGGCCTCCCCAAGGGGAACGGAAAGAGCGAGCTCGCCGCGGCCATCGCGCTCGTGGAGCTCGGTGGACCCTCCGAGTTCGCGGGCTGGCGCGAGAACGGCCCGCCGATTGGCCGCTCCCGCACCTCGCCCGACATCCCGATCGCCGCTGCCTCCTTCAAGCAGGCGGACCTGGTCTTCGCCACCGCGGCCACGATGGTCCGCCACGGCCCGCTCAAGCTGCACTGCGAGGTCTACGACACGGAGATCCTGCTCAAGGGTCGCACCGGGAAGCTGTATCGCGTGGCGGCCGAGGCCGGCACGAACGACGGCGCGCGCCCGAGCTTCTTCGTCGCCGACGAGGTGCACGAGTGGGAAGGCCGGAAAGAGCGCGTGCACCTGGTGCTCTCGAACGGCCGCGCGAAGCGGAAGGGCTCGTGGCAGCTCGACATCAGCACCGCAGGCTGGAACGCGCAGTCGCTCCTCGGGAAGGCGTACACGCATGGCCTGCGCGTGCGCGCCGGCGACGAGGTGGATCCCGGGTTCCTGTTCATCTGGTACGAGGCGCCCAAGGAATTGGACCTCGGCGACCCCGTGCAGTTCGAGCAGGCGATCCGTGCCGCCAACCCAGCGGCTGGCGATTTCCTCCCGATCGAGAACCTCCGGGCCCGGTATCGCGAGATGCCGGAGTTCGAGTTCCGCCGCTACCACCTCAACCAGTGGACGAGCGCGCCGCAGCGGTGGTTCCCGGCCGGCGTCTTCGAGGCACGCGCGCGTCAGGACCGCACGGTCGCGGACAAGGCGCTCATCACGATCGGCTTCGACGGCTCCTACGCGGGCGACTCCACGGCAGTGCTCGGCTGCACCACGGACGAGCACCTGTTCGTCATCGGCGCGTGGGAGAAGCCCGAGGGGCAGGCCGACTGGCGTGTCGATATCCTCGACGTTGAGCAGACAGTGCGGCAGGCGTGCCAGCGGTGGCGCGTGACGGCGATCGGCTGCGACCCGTTCCGCTGGCAGCGGTCCCTCGCGGTGCTGCAGGCCGAAGGGCTCCCGATCCTCGAGTGGCCCAGCCACTCGGCGAGTCGTATGGCGCCGGCGTGCACGCAGTTCTACGAGGCCGTCACCGGCAACCGCCTCACCCATGACGGGGACGCCCGCCTCTTGCAGCACACCGCCAACGCCGTCGTGCGCATCGACAGCCGCGGGCCCCGGATCGTGAAGGAGTACTCCGACTCGGCGCGGCATATCGATCTCACCGTGGCGGCGATCATCGCCCACGACCTCGCGGTCCGTGGCGCACACGCGCAGAAGCCCAGCGTCTACGCGACGCGCGGGGTGCGGACCGTATGAGCACGCGCACCGGGCGGCTCATGCACCGGCTGAAGCTGGCTGCGGCAGTACTGCGCGGGCGGTTCAAGGCGAACATCACCTCGCGCGAGCTAGCCGAGCTGCTGGCCCACGGGCACGAGACGGACAGCGGCGCGTACGTGACGCCGGACAGCGCGATGCGCGTCGCGACCGTCTACGCCTGCAAGCGGGTGCTCGCGGAGACACTCGCCTCCGTGCCACTCATCCTCTACCGCCGGGATCCGGCACGCGGTCGCGTCCGCGTGCCGGAGCACCAGGTGGCGGCGCTCGTGCGGATCGAGCCCAACGGATGGCAGACGTCCATGGAGTGGCGGGAGATGTTGCAGGGGCATCTGTGCCTGCAGGGCAACGCCTACTGCATCAAGACCGTCGTACGTGGCGAGGTGCGGGAGCTGCTCCCTGTCGTCCCCGACCGTGTCACCCCGCAGCAGGACCCGGTCAACAAGCGCATCGCCTATGAAGTGCGCTGGCCAGACGGGACACTCCTCACGGTGCCGGCGGAGCGTATGCTGCACCTGCGCGGTCTCTCGTCGGACGGCGTCGTCGGCCTTTCGCCCGTGCAGGTCCAGCGCGAGACGATCGGCCTCGCGATGCAGCTCGTGAAGCACGGTGCCGGGCTCTTCAAGCGCGGGGCGCTGATCCGCGGCGTCGTGAGCGTGGCCGGCCTTTTCTCCGATGACGCCTACAAGCGGCTCAAGGACTCCTTCGAGGCGGAGTACGCCGGCGCCGACAACGCGGGCAAGACGATCATCCTCGAGGAGGGGGCGAAATTCGAGAAGGCGGGCATGAGCTCCGAGGAGGCGCAGTTCCTCGAGAGCCGGAAGTTCTCGCGGTCGGAGATCGCCGCCATCTTCCGGGTCCCCCCGCATCTCATCGGCGACCTCGAGCGGAGCACCTTCTCAAACATCGAACACCAGTCGCTTGAGTTCGTGAAGTACACAATGCTGCCCTGGTTCGTGCGCTGGGAGCAGCGGCTGGCTCGCAGTCTGCTCAGTGACGCCGATCGGCGCGATCACTACTTCGAGTTCTTGGTGGACGGGCTCCTGCGCGGCGACAGCCAGAGCCGCGCGAGCTACCTCCGCACCATGGTCATGACGGGTGTCATGACCCGCAACGAGGGGCGCGAGAGGGAGAACCTCGAGCGCGGTCCCGACCAGCTCGACGAGTTCATCACCCCGCTCAACGTGCGCGAGGGCGCCGCGGCGCCCGGCGCCGACGCGTCCCCGCGGCCGGAGGATCTGGCGGCATGACGACGACCTGGCAGCGCAGCCCCTTCTCCCCGCGACCGGCCCCCCGCCTCGTGCGCGCGAGCGGCGACACCGCCGAGGCCGAGCTCCTGCTCTACGACGAGATCGGCTATTTCGGGATCCGCGCCGAGGACGTCGTCCGCGCGCTCAGGGACGTGACGGCCCCGACACTGCGCGTGCGGATCAATAGCCCCGGCGGCGATGTGTTCGAGGGGATGGCCATCTACTCGGCGCTCCGGCAGCACGTCGGCCGATCATCGATGCGTCTCATTACCCAGATCGACGGCCTTGCCGCGTCGATCGCCAGCATCATCGCCCTGGCCGGCGACGAAGTCCGCATCGCGAGCAACGCGTTCTACATGATCCACAACCCCTTCGGCGTGACGCTCGGTGACGCGGCCGAGCACCGGAAGACGGCCGAGGTCCTGGACCAGATCGCAGGCGCGATGATCGCCATCTACGCCGGGAAGACCGGTGCGACGCCCAAGCAGGTCACGAACTGGATGGACGAGGAGACCTGGTTCGGCGCCGCGGCGGCGGCCGAGGCCGGGTTCGTGGACGAGATCGACGATGTGGCGCCCGCGGCGCGCGCCGGGACGGCGCGCTTCGACTTGAGCGCTTACCGGCACGTGCCGGCGGAGCTGGCCGCGGCCGCGGCCACGAAGCCGACCGTGCGGGACGTCGAGCGGCTCCTGCGGGACGCAGGCTTCAGCCGCTCGGAGGCCGCGGCGATCGCCTCGGCCGGCAAGCAGGCACTCTCCCCGTGGGATGCGGGCGAGGTGGTGGACGGCCTGCGCACACTCATCACCACCCTGAAGACGTGAGGGAGAGAGACCATGGATCCGGAAATCAAGAGGTTGATGGATGAGCTGCGCGGCGCGTTCGCGGCCTTCAAGGAAGCGAACGATGCGCGGCTGCAGGCGATCGAGGCCAAGAAGTCCGCGGGCGCGGAGCTCGAACAGAAGGTCGATCGCGCGAACGCGGCGATCACGACCGCGCAGACTAAGCTGGACGAGCTCCAGCGGAACCAGAAGGAGCAGGAGACCCTGGTGGCCCGCCTCGAGGCCCTGGGGCGCAGGAGCCCCGACGAGGCGGCGCGCGTGGAGGCGACGCACGCGCTGGCGTTCCACGGCATCATGGCCGCGCGGCAGGGCCGCGCGGCGCCCGTCGCGATCGGCGAGCCGGAGCTGGCGAGCTACCGGGCCTACCGGTCGGCTTTCGCCCGCTACGTCCGGCGCGGCGATGAGGTGCTCGAGCGCGACGTGCGGGCGGCGCTCACGACCGGCTCCGATCCGGAGGGCGGCTACGCTGTGCCGCCGGACCTCACCGGCCGGATCATCCAGTTCGTCCGCGAGACCTCGCCCATCCGGGAGTTCGCCGCGGTGGACACCACGAGCCGGAAGGAGAAGACCGGCAAGCTCGACCTCGGCGAGGCGGGGGCGGGCTGGACCAACGAAGTGGGCTCGGGGATCGGCGAGACCGCCGCGCCGACCCTCGGCGCGTGGAAGATCCCGGTGCACGACATGTACGCCGAGCCGAAGGCCACGCAGGACGAGCTCGACGACGCCGACTTCGACATCGAGGCCTGGCTCGTCCGGAACATCGGGATGAAGCTCGCCCGCCTCGAGGCCAACGCGTTCGTCGTCGGCACTGGCGTCGCGAAGCCCCGCGGCTTCCTGACCTACGCGTCGGGCACCCCCACGGCCACCGCCTTCAACGTCATCGAGCAGACGAAGACCGGCGTCAACGGCGCCTTCCACGCGACGCTGCCGGGCGACGTCTTCCTCACGACGATCGGCCTCCTCAAGGCCGCCTTCCGCGCCCGCGCGCGGTGGTCGATGAACCGGACCACCGAGGCCGCGGTGCGGAAGCAGAAGGACGGCCAGAACAACTACCTCTGGCAGCCCAGCTTCCAGGCCGGCGTGCCCTCGCTGCTCTGCGGCCACCCGGTCTCGCTGTTCGAGGACATGCCCGCGATCGCGACGGGCAGCCTCTCCATCGCGCTCGCGGACTTCCTCGAGGCGTACCAGATCGTGGACCGCCGCGGGATGACCGTGCTCCGCGATCCGTACACCGCGAAGCCGTACGTGAAGTTCTACACGACCCGCCGCGTCGGCGGGGACGTCGTGAACTTCGAGGCTGTGAAGCTGATCGACTTCTCGGTCTGACCGCTCACGACCTGATGGGGAGCGCGGGCCCCGTGCCCGCACCCCCCCTGACCCTGGCAGGAGGCACTACATGCGGGACCTGGTGAACAACATCCATCCGGTGGGCGCCGAGGTCGTCACCGTCTCGGACAACACGCCGGTCGTCTCGCCGATCGTGGACGTGCGGGGCTACGACAGCCTCACGTTCCTGATCGGCGCCGGCACCCTGGCCGACGCGGACGCGACGTTCGCCGTGCTGGTGGAGGAGGGCGACAACTCCGCCCTGAGCGACGCGGCGGCCGTGGCCGACGCGGACCTGATCGGCACCGAGGTCCTGGCGGCCTTCACGTTCGCGGCCGACCAGAAGGCGCGGAAGATCGGCTACCGCGGCATCAAGCGGTATGTCCGGTGCACCGTGACCCCGTCCGCTAACACCGGCTCCGCGCCGATCGCAATCGTCGCGGTGCTCGGCCACCCGGCGATCCGGCCGACGGCGAACCCGCCGGCGTAGTCACTCAACCGCGGGGAGGGCGCGGCGCCGTTCGGCCGGCCCTCCCCGGCACCATCGACGGGAGGAGTAGATGCGAGTCAAGGTGCTGGTGGAGTTCCCATACTCGCCGCACGGCTACGACAACGCCGTCGCGACGGTCGGGATCGAGGAGTTGCCGGAGCACATCGCAGTGATCGCGATCGGCGAGGGCTGGGCGGAGCCGGCGGAGGACACCGATGCGGCCCCCACGGGGCCGACGCACTCCCTCAACGTGAGAGAGGCCGTCGCCTATGTCGAGGCGCTGGACGACCCGGCGACCCTCGAGGCGCTCGAGATCTCGGAGCGAGCCAATCCCGGCTACCCCCGTGGCCGGACCACCGTGCTGCGGGCGATCGAGGTTCGGCTCAAGGAGCTGGCGGAGCCGGCCCCGTCGGAGCCCGAGGCATAGCGACCGATGGGCTTGACGCTCGTCACCGCGCCCGTGGTCGAGCCGCTGTCGCTCGATGAGGCGAAGCTCCACTGCAAGGTCGAGCTCAGCGTCACGGACGACGATGCGCTGATCTCCGGCCTCATGCTGGCCGTGCGCCAGGCGGCGGAGAGCGAACTGCGCCGGGCCCTCCTGACGCAGACGTTGCGTTGGACGGCGGACGCCTTCCCGGCCTCGAGTGACGCGGTGCTTCACCTGCCCAAGCCCCCGCTGCAGTCGGTCTCGAGCGTCAAGTACCTCGACGCGGCCGGCGTGCTACAGACGCTCAGCGCCGCGAAGTATGTGGTCGATGCGATCACCCAGCCGGGGCGGCTCCAGCTGGCCGTGGACCAGACCTGGCCCACCACGCAGGGCGTGCTGAACGCCGTGCAGATCGACTTCGTGGCCGGTTGGACCAGCGCGGCCAACGTGCCGGCGGCGATCCGCGTGGGGATGAAGCTCTGGATCGGCACGCTCTACCGGAACCGAGAGTCGGTGAGCCCGGCCGTGATGAGCGAGATCCCCGATGGCGTGCGGCGCCTCTGGGCCCCGCACCGCATGCTGGAGTTCCGCTGATGGATACCGGGCGCCTCCGCGAGCGGATCGTGCTCGAACAGACGGCCCTGACCGAGGACGGCGTCGGTGGCCTGGTGCCCGGTGCGCCCGTGATCGTCGCGACCGTCTGGGCGGCCCTCGACGTCCAGGGAGGACGGGAGTTCCCGGAACTGGCGGGCCGCACGGTCGCAGAGGTCGACGTCGTCTGGACGGTCCGACATCGCACCGACGTTGTGGCGAAGACGATGCTCGTGAACCACCGCGGCACGCGCTACGACATCGAGGGCGTGCTCCCCGACCCGGAGCGGGTGTGGCTCCGCCTGCTCTGCAAGCGGCGGGAGACCTGATGGCCGTCAACCTGCTTGCCCTGGCCCGCGGCACGTCGCGACTCACGGATCCGAGCACGCTGGTCAATCAGTTGGTCGGCGTCGACGACATCGTCGCCTGCGGCGAGCGGCTCGCGGGGCGGATCCGGCAGGCCCTGGGGGGCAGCGGATCCGGGACGCTCTACCGGGCCGGTGGGCGGAAGCAGCGCGCGGCCGCACCCGGCGCCCCGCCGGCGCGCCAGCGCGGCGAGCTGCAGGGCTCGATCGCGGTGCGGATCGTCGAGGGCCGCGCGGTCCACGCGCTTCGTCGCCGGATGAAGGTGCGCGTCTTCACGACGGATCCGGGCGCGCCGGCGGAGGAGTTCGGATTCTTCGCCCGCGGGAAGGCCGGCGGGATTCTCCCGCACCCGTTCTTCCGGCCCAGCTACGAGCAGGAGAAGGGGGCGATGACCACCGTGCTCGTGGCCAAGCTCAAGGTCCGCGGTCGGCTCTCGGCGAAGGAACGCGGGCTGGCCTTCCGGTGGCGCCAGCAGCAGAGGACGCCGTGAAGACCTTCCGGCAGGCTCTCGTCGCGATCGTGACGGCCGACGCCACGATTCGGACGCTGTGCAACCGGACGACGAAGCTCTGCGTCGGCTGGCGCCACCTACCGGATGTCCCGCTGCCGGCGCTGGGGTTCCTGATCGTGGACGAGCACCGCACCGGCCAGGCAGGCGAGCACTGGGAGCCGCAGCTCCAGCTCACCGCCGTGGCTGACGATACGACGGGGGCCGAGGCGCGCTGCGAGGACCTTCTCAAGCGCGCGATGGACATCCTGGCGCAGCCGGCATTCGTAGCACGCGGGGTAGACGCCGCCCCGCTCTTGCCCTGGCACGTGCGCGAGGGCGTCGCGGATCTCGCGGCCCACGAGCTGGGCGTCTCTCGCCTCGACGGCGAGGTGCGGTTCAACGTGAAGCTCGCCTAGGCGAGAGGGGGAAATGATGGCACGTGGCACCAGCAATGCACAGCTCTGGTCGCAGCTCAGCCAGGTCGGAGTGGGCCGGAACAAGACCGCCGGCAACGCCACCACGATCACGGCCGACGTCGCGGCCGGCGGGGCGACGTTCGCCGTCGCCTCGGCGACCGGCCTCACGGCCGGCGTGACCGTGCGGCTCGACACCGGCAGCGACAGCGAGATCTGCGTCGTGGCCTCGGTCGCGACGCTCGTCGTCACCCCGCGGTATCCGGTGCAGAAGGCGCACCTCTCGGGCGTGGCCTGCGTCGAGCAGCAGAAGACGAACCTCGGCCCGACCACGGACGACGGGGTCGACACCGACCTCGAGGCCAGCATGACGGCGCTCTTCGCCGGCACGCGGCGCCTGTTCTTCGGCCTGAACGGCGAGCACTTCTCGCCGATCCTCAAGTTCGGGCTCAAGAACTTCAACCAGGAGAACCTCGCGTTCTCCCTGGGGATGAAGGAGAGCGAGGTCGCCGGCACCTCGACGTCGGTGGATCCGCGCCGGCTGTTCATCGACGGCACCAAGCTCGGGCTCGATGTCGACCAGTGGCTGTACTGGACCGGGGTGCTGCACGACACCCTGACCAACGTCGAGGTCCAGGCATGGGGCGTCGAGATCGACTGGTCGAAGGCGCTGAAGAGCCGCTACAAGCTGGGCGGCGACGAGTTCGTCACGCCGGTCGAGAGCCGGCCGACGTCCGGCATCCTGATCCTCAGCTGGCAGTAGGCGCAGCCGGTGGCGGACTCCAAGCAGGACTGGATCCGGGACTGCGAGCACAAGGCGCAGCACGTGCTCAGCCGCAGCCTGGCAACGGCGGAGGAGGTCGCCGCCGTGCGCCCGCGGTCCCGGGCCGCGCCACTCAAGGCGTGGGTCCGCTACTACGTTGTCCTCGGGGGCTTCCTGCAGCGCGGCGCCCTGAGGGCCTCACTACTCGAGGACCCCGAGGCCGATGCGCAGGTGGCCGCGTCGCTCCTGGCGCGGCCCCTGACCCTCACCCTCACCCATCCCCCCGGCACCCGCGTCGAGGTCCACGCCAAGGCCTTCGAGCCGCTGGCGTGGTTCTTCCACGTGCGGGAGCAACACCTCCTCTGGCTCACCGATCGGCGCCAGGCGCTGGTCGATCACGGGCTCCTGGAAGACACGGCGCTGATCGAGCGCGCCACCCTGGAGATCTGCTACCAGAGCCTCCTCTGTTGCTGGGCGGCCTGTACCGCCGGCTGCGGCGTGCCGGTCGCCTATACGGACGAGCGGCCCGAGATCCCGCCGCCCTTCGCGGAGCTGATGGCGGTCGACATCACGCGCATCCAGGACGCCTTCATGCGCGTGAACGCGGCCAACCTCGAGGTCGTGGAGCGGCTCCTGGCGCCGACCCGACCCGGGGTCTCCCGCCAACGGCCGAGCTGGTCCGTGTTCTTCGGGCAGCTTGAGCTGCGGATGCGCACCCCGGCGGACCAGCTGATGCGCGATCGCCCGCTCCTGCTCCTCCTCATGGCGGTGAAGCTGGCCGCGCCGCCCCCGGAACCCGAACAGCCCAAGGGGACGGCGTAGGCCATGGGCATCCGCGTCGAGACCCTCTATTACGACCTCGAGGCCCGCACCGAGACCCTGGCCAAGGGCTTCGGCGCCGCCGAGCGGCGGATGCAGCAGTTCGCGGGTCTCGTGAAGCGGCACCCCGTGGCGGCGCTCGGCGGGCTGGTCGCGACCATGGTGTTGATCGGGGCCGAGGCAGCCAAGATGGCCGTGGGCTTCGACGGCGCGATGCGCCGCGTGACGGCCCTCCTCCCAGATGCGGCCGCCAAGCTCGAGGATCTGAAGGCGCGCGTGATCGACCTTTCGTCTCGCACCCCTTTCGATGCGCAAGCACTCGCCGCAGCGCTGCGCACCGTCGTCGAAGTGGGCGGCCGCGAGATGCGCGAGCCCGCGATGGCGATGGGGCGGCTCGAACTGGCCACCCGCGGCGCCCTCGCCACAGGCGAAGACATGAGCGGCATCATCCGGACGCTCGATGGGGTCATGGATGCGTTCGGCCTGAGCGGGAACCGCGCCGCCGCCGAGGTCCTTGATCTCACGGTCAAGGCCGGGCAGGCTGGCGTGCCCTTCAGCGCGCTAGGAGGGATACTGGAGTCAGTGGCCCCGTCGGCCGCGGCTGCCGGTGTGCCGCTGGCCAACCTCGTGGCGATGATCGTAGCGCTCGACGACATCGGTGTGCCCGCCGGTCAGCAGGTGCGGATGCTCCGCCAAGAGTTCACCGGGCTACAGGATGCGGCCGACGGGCTCGATACGCAGCTCGACAAGCAGCTCGGCGTCACCATCAAGCGCGTGGGCGACACCTATGTCCTGGCGGGCCGGGGCGCAGAAGCCTTCGCCGCCGCGCAGCGCGAGGTTGCCGACGCCTCGGGTGCCGCAGCGCGCGCCGCGAAACATACCGCTGCGGGCGCCAACCTAGCCTGGAAGCAGTTCATCAACACATTCACGGCACGCGCCCTCACCGTCGGCGGAACCCTGGCTGGCCTGGTCAATGACTTCCTGGCGTTCGACGAGCGCATGGAGGAGTGGTGGCGACGGCAGGCGGGGCGCGTCCTCTCGCCGGGGGGCGTCTTGGGTACAGTGATGGGGGCGGCCTTCGCTGCCGGCCCACGGTCCGGTCCCGTGCCGGAGCCGGGACTGCCCACGCCGCCCCGGCGCCGCCATGTCGCGACAGAGGACGAATTGAGGGCCGCCCGGGCCGCGGCGAAAGCGCGCCTCAGCCTGATGGACGACCTCCGGGACCGCGTGTCGCAGCTGATGGGCGACACCTACGCCATCACCGTGCGGCAGCTGGATGCGATCGAAGCGCAGTTCCGGGAGAAGTTCGGCACCAGGATACCCGAGGAGGTGACCCGGGGACTCGAGCGGCTCCGGGGCGCGGCGCTGGGCGATGTGCTGGTCTCGAACCTCGGCCGTCAGATGGATGCGCTGGCCGAGAAGACGCAGGCGGTCACCGGGAATAGTCACGCCACCACGGAGGAATACCAGGCGCAACTCGCCGCGCTCGCCGCGCAGCGCGACCATGTCCAGCGGATGCTGGACGATGAGAACCTTAGCACTGAGCAGCGGGACCGCTACCGGGCGACGCTGGGGCAGATCGCGGACCTCGAGCAGCGGGTGCTGGCCGCCAAGCAGGGCCAGGCCAGCACCGGGAAGGTCCTGGCGCACCAGGACGAGGACCGGCTGGGGGACTTGCAGGCCCAGGCGCGTAACATCGAGGCCGCGGCACGGGGGGCACTGCAACTCGCCTCGGCCTTTGGCCTGGCGGACGAGAAGACGGCCGCGACGTTGGAGAACGTCGCGCAGCTCGCGGCCAACATCCCCTCCCTCATCGCCGCGATCGCCAAGGGCGGGACTGCGGGCATCATCGGCGCGGCCTTGCCGGTGGTGGGGGCGATCGCGGGCATCGTGCAGGGGCTCCTTGGTGGAGGTGGGGAGTCACCAGAGGAGCAGGCGCGCCGCGAGGCGCTGCAAAAGAACTCCGAGGCCATCGAAGCCCTCACGCGGCAGATCGGGGAGTTCGGCCTCAATCTCACGGGGACGCAGGTCGCCAACGTCCAGACGGCACTGGACGTGGCGTTCCGGCCCGTGGGCAGGCAGGCATATCCGGGCATACCCGGCGGCATTCCGGTTGAGAACCCTGACCCGCTGGGCACGTTCCGCGCGCAGATGACACAGCTCGGCATTACCGCCCAAGACCTCCGCACAGTCTTTGCCGAGCTGGGCCTGGAGTTCGACGGCACACTCGACACGCTGGAAGAACTGAAGACGCTGGCGCGGGCCATCGCCCAGGTCGAGCTGGCCCGGTTCGCCGAGACCTTCGCGGGGCAGATGACCGCGCTCCAGGCGGAGTTTGAGTTGTTCGACATCACGGATCCCATCCGGCAGCTCGAAAAGCTGCGGACCACGATGTCCGCCTTCTCGCCCGCGATTGCGGAGGCGCTCGCCGGCCTCGATCTCACCAAGGCCGAGGACCGGGCGACGCTGGAAGCACGGTTACAGGCCATCCTCGGACAGATGCAGGCCGGGACGCTAACGGCCGAGCAGCTCGGCAACATGACAGCGCAGCAGCTCCTGGACGCCATCCTGCAGCTCGAGAGCACGGTCGACGAGGCGAATCAGGACGCCGGCGACGTCACCGGCACCGCGAACATCGGCGTCAATCGCTCGGTGACCGAGGTGACGGCGAGCCGGCTCGGGGCGCTGCTCACCACCGACGTCTACTGGAACCAGCAGACGGCCCAGGCGACGCAGCGGATGGCCAACTTTCTCGAGTCGCTGCTCGTGAGCGCGGGGATCCAGCCGCCGACGCAGGAGGAGCTGGATCGCTACCAGGGCGCGGGAGAGCTCACCGTCACGTTCGCGCCCGGCGCGATTCAGATCGTCATCGGAGGTCCCGCCACGCCGGCACTCGCCCAGACGGTGGGTATGCGGATCGGCGAGGCCGCGATGGACGTCATCGATCGAGAACTCGGCCGCCGCTCGCGGGTCCGCGCGCGCGCCGCCGGACGCACGATCCTGAACTGAGAGGGGCGAGGCAGCCATGGGATCCCTGACGGCGCTCTACATCAACGACTACGACACCTCGCGGCTCGGGCTCGGTATCGAGCGCTGTGATGGCCGTCGGGATGGACTGTCGGTGAAGGACCGCGTGACGCAGGTGCCGAAGCGCGTCGGCGAGGTTGCGCTTGCCCAGGAAGCTGAGGTCACGCCGCGCGTGCTGAAGGTCTCAGGGTGGATCCGCGGCAGCTCGGTCACGGCGGCACGCGCGGCGCTCGACGAACTCAAGAGCCGCTGCTACGGGGGCACGCTCGAGGTGCGGTTCGCGGACGACCCGGAGCGGCTGTTCTACGTGCGGGCGGAGGACTGCGAGATCCGAGGCAAGGACCCCGACTTCGCGACGGCCTGCGTCGAAGTGACGCTGAGCCTCAAGGCGTTCGACCCGCTGCTCTACGCCCGCCAGGGCACGGTGCTCGGGTTCACGACCGTCCGGGCGCCGGTGCCGCTGGGGACCGCGATCAGTCTCCCGACCATCCGGATCCACGGAGCCGTGACCAACCCCGTCATCACGTATCGGGATGCGCGGGGCGTCCAGCAGGGCCAGGTCGGCATCACCGTGACCCTGGGGGCCACGGAGGCGCTCGACATCGATTGCGAGCTGATGAAGCTCTGGCGCTGGACCGCGGGCGTGCGGGCCTCCGGCGAGGTGCTGCCCCTCACGGGCGACTTCATGCGGCTCGATCCGGACGATGGCGACGCGGCGAACGCCGTGTGGCCGACCCTCGAGGTCTCGCCGGCCTGCATGGGCGAGGCCCTCTACCGTAAGGCGTGGCTCTAAGGAGGTCCGGATGATCATCGCGCCGAAGGTCTTGCCCGGCTATGTGAACCAGCGCCTCGCACGCCGTTCGCGGCTCCTATTCCACTGGCGCGCGGCTGACCTCAGCCTCACGCCCGTCACCGGCGAGGTGCCGACCTTCGCGCGCGCCTCAGGCGGCGGGATGGTGGCCGATGCGCGAGGCTGCCCGCACGACTTCGCGCAGGCGCAGCCGCGCTTCGAACTCTCGGGCTACAACGCCGTCACGGGCCTGTGGGAGACGCCGGGGCTGCTGCTGGAGGGGCCGAGGACGAACCTCATCCCCTACAGTCAGGACCTCAGCAACGCCGCATGGACCAATATCGGCACGCCGACCCTGGGAACGCCCCGGGTGTGGGGCGGTCTCTCGCTCGACCTCCTGGGGGACGACAACGGCGCCGGCATCGAGGGCAAGCAGAGTACCGCCGCCATCGGCTTCACCGCGTCCGGCACGCGGGCGCTCAGCTTCCACCTCTCGGCGGCGACGGCGGCGAGCACGCGGGTCGCCGTCACGGGCGCCGGCGCGAACGTCGTCGACTTCGTCGCGACGTGGACGGCGGGCGTGCCGTCGGTCGTAGCCGGCGGGGGTGGAACCTACGGCGGCGTGGTGCTCCTCACCGAGTTGGTCGGACCCGCACTTTATCGCGTCCTGGCCCAACTCACGGGGATCAACCACACGGACGCGAACAAGCTGAACGTCTACCCCGCCGGGGCCGTGGCGGCAGCGACCGGCGCGGTGTACGTCGGCGGGTTCCAGGCCGAGGATGCGACCTTCCCCTCGTCCTACACCAAGACCCTGGCCGCCGCCGTGGCCCGCGACTCCGACGCGCTGAGCTACCCGTTCGCGGCGACGCCGCAGGCGATGACGTGGTACGCGCGGCTCCTGAACCGGGCAACGGGCGCGAACAACCGCACCTATTGCATCGTGAGCGACGTGGGCACGAACCCGGCGCACTTCCTTCTCGACGCCTGGGCCGGAGTGAATCGCGTCTATCACGATGCCGGCGCGGGAGAGGTTCACGCCCTCGCCGTCGCCACGCCGGCGGTCGGCGACCTCGTCGAGCTGCGCGGCGTCCTGCAGGCGGACGGCGCGGTATACCTGGGGCAGGCGATCAATGGCGCCGCCGAGGTGGTCACCGCCGCGTCCGCGGCGACCCCCCTGGCCGCCGCGTGGTCGAGTCCCCTGCTCACGGTCGGGTGTCTGGGCGCCGGCATGGCGAGTCAAAAGATGTACGGCGCCGTCCACTCCGTACGCATCGCCGCCGGCGTGCGGACGATGGACTACATGAGGAGTGCCTTCTGATGCGCGCCTTCTACTCGCTATCCCTCGCGGTCTGGCCCGACGAGGGCGCCGCGCCGGCCGACGCGCTCATTCACGGGGAGCCCGCCACGGCGGACGTCGCGGCGCTCGCGCGAGCTACCCTCCCGGGTCGCCCGAGCCAGTGCATCGAGTGCGGCCGCAGCGCGAAGACCGTCTACCTCCTCAGCGCCGTGGATCCCAATCCGGCGCTTGAGGCGGCGGGCGGGAAGCGCCTCGGCGGGCGGCTCTCAGAGCTGGCAGCTTCGATGGCCGATCAGTTCACGATGACGCGCGTCCGGCGCAGCGAGAAGGGGCCAGACGGCAAGGTTGCCCCGGTAGAGTCGGCGGTGCCCTCGACCGCCGTGCTGGACTCCGACACGGTACTCGAGGGGCCGCCGACGCTGCGGGTGATCTTCGCCGGCGACGACCCGGCCGAGTTGCTCTAGGCCGCCATGCCCGCCTTCGCCCGCCTCGAGATCTGGAGCGACCTCGCCTGCGCGAGCGGGACGCGGCTGGGGACGATCGCGGATGCGATCGCCCTCCCCGAGCGCCGACAGCTCGACGGCGACGACACGCTCACCCTCACACTGCCGCGGCGCTCCGATGCCTGGTCACTGGTCCGCGAGCACCGAGTACTCCGGGTCGTTTGGGCGGACGGCACCTTCGACGAGTGGCGCATCACGGGGATCCCGGAGGAGCAGGCTGGCGCCACCGCCAAGGTCCTCGCCGCCTCGCCGCTGCTGGACCTGGGCCGCGGGATGATCGAGCGCACGGAGGCCGATGGGAGCGTCTGGCCGCAGTTCGAGCTCCTGGGTCTCACGCCCAGCGCGTTCCTGAGCACGATCATCCTGCCGGCAGCACCGAGCTACTTCGCGCTCGGGACCGTGAACCCCGCGGCCCCCGTGGACCTCGCCTTCGACGCCACCACCCCCCTCGCGGCCCTGCGCGCCCTGGCCGAGCTCACTGGCGCGGAGCTGCAGGTCCGGCGGAACGGCACCACGGGCTACTACGTTGACCTGGTCACTGCGATCGGGGCCAGCGCCGCCGTGGTGACGCTGCGCCTCGGGAAGAACGTTCTCGGGTTCCGCCGCAGCCGGGAGACGAGCGAGCACGCGACGCGGATCTATGGCCGCGGGGCCGGCGAGGAGATCCGGAAGCTCACGATTGCGGAGGCCCGCTGGCGCGTCAGCGCGATCGCCGGCAGCGACGTCACGCTCGAGGACCCGAACGGGGCCGACGGCCCGATCGGCTTCGACGACCAGCTGAACGGGCTCTACTTCCGCGAGGACGGGGCCGCGAGCGGGCTCCTCGTGAACGACAGCGTCGCCGCGACGCAGAAGGTGACGCTCGCCGCGGTCACGGGCCTCGCGGTGGGCGACGTCGGCCGGTTCGAGCGGAACAGCGCCGGCGACGACCTCACGTACCTCGAGGCGCCCGCGGCGAAGGCCACCTACGGCCTGCTCGTGGCGGTCTTGGATCGCACCGACCTCCCGCCGGTCCGCAACCTGGTCCCGAACCCCCAGCTCAACGGGACCTACGGGAGCGGCCTGCCGTCCGGGTGGTCCAAGGTCGGCAGTCCGACGACGAGTGAGGAGACGGCGAGTCTCTACGCCCGCTACGGCGGGAAGAGCTGCAAGGTCGTCGCGACCGCCGGTGGCCAGGGCCTCGTCTGCAGCGCCTTCACCGTCCGTCCGACGAGCGACCAGCCCAACTTCGCGGCCTTCGCCTCCGTCCTGCTGACCGCCGGCAAGGTCCGGGTCGAGTTCGTGGATAGCACCGGCCGCCTCTACCCGGACGGGACCGCGGCGAAGGCCTGGACCGGGGAGCTTACCGTCTGGAAGGAGCTGGGTTACCAGGGCGCGGACCTCTTGGTCGTCGGCGCCACCAGCGCACAGGTCCGGATCGTCGCCGATGGGGGCGCTGCGACATTCTACGTGGACGCGGCGCAGTGTACGCAGACGGCTGCCCAGGAGGCCTTCTACGCCGGCGCCGGCGCGACGGCCCTCTGGCAAGCGGTGAATGACGCCCTGGCCGTGCGCAAGGACCCGGCCGTCAGCATCAGGGTGGAGCTGCTCGATCGCTATCGGCTCGATGCGGCGGTGTTCGCCGGCGAGCAGCTGGTCCTCGGCGGCACGGTGCGTTACCTCGACCCCGACATGGGCGACGACATCAGCACGCGCATCGTCGCACTCGAGCGGAACGTTTTCGCCGCGCTCGAGACGGCCGTCGAGCTCTCGAACCGCGCCGAGGATCTGACCGACGCCCTGGTGCGGCCGGCCCGGAGGCAGCGCCCGGTGACCAACGCCGCGGCGGACGTCGAACCGGCGGTCTCGGCGCGCTTCGAGGACTTGGCCGGCGATCCGGGCCACGTGCGCGTCACGCTCTCGGCCCGGCCCGCGGCGGATGGGATCTACTACATCGTCCAGGAGGAGGGCGACACCGTGCCAGTCCTCGGCCTCGTGGGCGGCACGGGGGAGTGGGCGGCCTACGGGGTGAGCTTCGTGCTCTCGCGCCTGGAGACCACCCACCGCCAGCTCTCGGCCTACGCGCGGCTCGGCTCGCGCTACAGCCGCGCGCAGACCTGGATCGTCGACCGGGACACCGTCCCCTCGGTGGCCGCCGCCATCACCGAGAACCCCGGCGGCACGGCGATCGTGACGTGGACGCCGGATGACGACGTTGCCTCCGTGCGGCTCTACCGGAAAAAGAACGGCAGCGGGAACGGCTGGCCCACGCTGAACAACAACGTCGCCGGCGTGCTCGACGAAGCACAGCTCGTGGGCACGATCTGGATCGCGGCCGACGGTGGCGCCGTGAGCCGGCTCGGCGCGCCGCTCACCGGCATGAGCGGCGGGACCGGTGTCGGCGGGACGCAGTGGAGCGAGGCGGGCTACGCCCCCGCCGCCGTCGTGAAGGTGATCCTCGTCCCGGTGGACGGCGCCGGCAACGTCGGCGACCGGGTGACCACGAGCCGGACGATGAGTGGTGCCGCGTCGCCGCGGTTCACGGCGCTCAGCGCGGCCCTCGACAGCAACGGCATCGGGTGCGACACGGGCGATCAGGCCAAGTACACCTGTAGCTGGACCACTGCGGACGCGAGCAACGGCGGGGCCGTGCCGGGCACGCACAACGTCCGGCTCTGGCGCTCGGTGAACGGCGACCCCTGGGAGACATGGCACACGGAGGCCAGTCCGGTGACGAACACCAGCAAGCAGGACACGGCGCCGGGCTACTACTACCTCGTGGAGAGCAGGGGCGGCCAGCCCACCACGATCCAGTACAAGGCTGAGTTGCTCGACAGCGCGGGGGCCGTGATCGACACCGCCCTGGCCGATGAGATCTCCGGCTTCACCGCCCACGCCTGTGAGGTTGCGTGACCATGCACACGGAGGCCGGCTGATGCTCGGGGGACTCGTGGGCGCGGCGGATGCCGCCGGGATCGGGGCGCTGGTCGCTGACCTGGGGCCGCCGCACATGTGGCCGGCTGAGACCTAGAGAGGGGACGGGCCGAACGATGGGCATCAACGGGAAGTGGGAGGCGTTCACGATGCCGCGCTGGCTGCTGGTGCTCCTCACAGCGCTCGGGACGCTCTCCGTGACCAGCGGCGCACTCGGCTGGCGCGCAGGACGGGGCCTCGCGGCGGTCGAAGTCACGCTGGTCAATCTCGCGAAGGTGGACGCCTTCGTCACGGCACGCATCGACACCCTGCGCCGCGATGTCGACACCCTGAAGGCCCGCTCCGCGATCGACAGTCGCGTCCTGCGCGCAATCGGCAAGGACCTGTGCAGATCGATCGACCCTGCCCATGCGGACGACATTGACCTGCCCTGCGCGGAATTGCGGCCCCTGTCCGCGCGGAGGGTGCGGCGATGACGAGTCCCGTGCCAACCCGCCCCTCGTTGCCGGTTCGGGCGGCCCGGCGCCGCGGGAGCGATCAGTGGTTGAGCCCGGCGACCGTGAGCGGGACAATGCTCATCACGCTCGGGGCCGCGCTGCGCGTCCTCGGCTATGCCGCCAACGACTGGCTCTTCGGTGGGATACTGGTCCTCGGTGCCGGCATCGCCTTCAACGGCAAGGTGGATCGGCTCCTGACGGCGGTTGCGAGGGTCATCACGGCCTGGCGACGGCGCGGCGACCCGCCCGCGTCCCCGGCCCCAGAACCCCAGCCAGGGCCCCCCAGGCCCTCGGAGGCGCGAGATGGCGACTGACCAGGCATACCAGAGGGCCCTGCGGTTCACGCTGACCCACGAGGCACCTCGCGCCGTTGGACTGGCGCTGCTCGAGCGGGGTGTCGCCGGCGACCACCGGGCCTTCGCGGATGATCCGGATGATCGCGGCGGCCGAACCGCGTACGGGGTCACCCAGCGGACCTTCACGAAGTGGCTGGCCGATCGCGGCGCCGCGGAGCGCGACGTCTGGACGATCACGGCGGCGGAAGTCTGCATGGTCTACCGCGACCGCTACTGGCTCCCCTGCCCCATCCTGTGCCCCGACCGCCTCGCGATCGCTCTGTTCGACACCTGCGTCCTCCACGGCAAGGGCTACGCGATCCCGCGGCTCCAGATCGCCCTGGGTTTCGGTGGCGACGGGGTCGTCGGGCCACTGACCCGCGCGGCGATCGCCGCCTGCCACGACGTGCCCGGCCGCGAGGCCGAAGTGCTCCAGGACTTCCTGCAGGCGCGCGACGATCGCTACGAGCAGCTCGTGGGCCGCGACCGCAAGCAGGTGAAGTGGTACAAGGGCTGGGAAGGACGGCTGGACGACCTCGAGGATCTGCTCGGCGTGCCGCGCACCGCGGATCCACCGCTCGCGGCCTGATCTGTCCGAGACAAACGACCGACACCGCGGGCGAGACCCGCCCCCGGAAAGGAGCGACCGATGACGTTCCCCACAGGGACCAAGAGCCCCGGCCCCCCGAGCGCATACACCGACGAGCAGCACGCCGCGCTGGAGGGGTTGGCTCAGCCGGGCCTGAGGCTGCGCGCCGCGCGGGCGGAGTTCGCCGGCAAGCTGCTGCTGGCTGACGGCACGATTTCGGACGACGTGGACGGGATGGTGGCCGCGGCCGCGGCGTTCGATAAGGGCCTCGCGGCTTCCCGTGCCGCCTTCGTCGCGCACCTCCGGGAAGCCAACCCCGCTCTCGCGGCGGCGGCGGTCGATCGTGCGGCGGCGGCCGCCGGGCTCAACGCGGTGAACAAGGCGGCCGAGGCCGCGGCCATGCTGGCCGAGCAGCGGTTCCTGTTCATCGTGGACGGCGCCGGCGTCCCGATCATCTACTACCAGTGCGCGGTGCCGGGCAACCCGGACATCGAGCCCGCGCCGATGAAGGAGGGCTGAGTCATGTCCGTCGACCTCAACAACACGCTCGCGAACGCGATGCTCGACACATATGACACGCACTTCCCCGCGGGCTCGCTCCTCCAGGTCCGGACCGGCGCGCCCCCGGGCGCCGAGAACGCCGCCGGTGGGTCCCTGCTGGCCGAGATCACGAGCCCGGCCTCGCCGTGGGCCGCGGCTGCCAGCGGCAGCAAGGCCAAGGCCAACACCTGGTCCGTGGCCGCCGCCGGCGCGGGCACGGCCGCGCACTATCGCCTCAAGAACGCGGCGGACACCAAGCGCGAGGAAGGTACGGTCGCCCAGGGCAGCGGCGACATGTCGCTCGACAATACCAACATAGCCGCTGGGCAAACGGTGACGGTGGCCACGTTCACGAAGTCGCTGTAGACACCAGATGTCACTCGACACCTTCGACGGCACGGGGGTACTCAGCGGCAACTGGGCGGTGCTGGCGGGAGCCGCATCTCGTGTGTCTGGGGTGCTTGTTGGGTCGTCATTCCCGGTGGGCGCACTCTACACGACGGGGATGCCCGCGACGGCGGACCAGTACGTCGAAGTTGTCATTGCCAGCTTCTCGACCGGGATATCACCGCTGGTGCGCTGCTCGCCGGTTTCGTTCAACGGGTATGATGTCGTCGCGGAATCAGGGGCACTACACATCAACCGCGTTGACGGTGGGGTGGTGACCCTCATCGAGACCGCCGCCACGGGGCTGACGTTCGCGGCGGGCGACCGCATCGGGATTCTAGTCATCGGGTCGTTCCTCCGAGCGTACTACAACGGCGTGGCGCAGGGCACGGGCGTCACCGATGCGACGTACAGCGCGGCGGAGACTCCCGGTATCAACCTCGTCGCGTCCGGCGACACAGTCGATTCGTGGCGGGCGCTCGACGCCCCGTTCTCCACCCTGACCGGCACGGCAGCGGCGGGGATCACGGAAGTGAACCTGAAGGCGACCGACAAGACCGTCGTCCTGACGCTCACAGGTGCCACCGTGATTCCGGCATGAGCTGGACCTTCAACGCCTCGGGCGCCGCGAGCAACGGGAACAACGCCTCGTCGCTCACCCCTGGACTACCCGCGGGCTGGGCACCGGGCGACCTCCACGTCCTCGTCGTCAGCAACTTCGGCGGGACCGATTCCCGCCGGGCGAGCAAGCCGACCGGCTGGGAGTCCGTCGGCGGCGACACCGGCTGGCTCAACGGCACGACGAACCTGGCCGTCTACTACCGGATCGCCGTCGCGGGCGATTCGGCGCCCACGGTGACCCTGACGGGCACGGGCGTCGCGGGCGATACCCAGCTCTCGCGGATCCACGGTTTCCGTCCCACGTCGGCGATCCAGTACGGCCGGCTGCGTGTCACGGGCTCCACCAGCACGAACAGCAGCGCCGATAACGTCGGCCCGATCACGGGTATCACGCCCACGGCCGGCGACCTGGCGCTCATCATCGCGGCCAAGAGCAACGACTGGAACGGCACCGCCACCCTGACGAGCTGGCTCCTCGCCGCGCAGAACGAAAGCACGACGGGGAACGACGCGGGGAACGCCCTCCTGTATCAGCTGTCCCACGCCGGCGGTGCGACGGGCAACCTGACCGTCACCGACAACGGCGGCACGGCCTCGAACGGCGTGGGCCTCGGCATCCTCGTCTCGTTCCGAATGACGGTGTTCGCCGATGTCCGCGCCGACTACGTCAGCGGGCTCGACTCGGCGCAGAGCGAGGCCGCGGGCTGGGATGCGGTGGTCAAGGCGGCGCTCCTCGCTGACCTGACGAAGGTCGTGCGCACCGATGACAACACAGTCACGTTCACGATCCCCGCTGCCGCGATCTCGACGTACGACATCACGGCCCAGGAGACGATCACGGGCACGGTGCCCGCCTCGGGCAACTCCTCGGGCGCGGCCATCGTAGCGACGCCGGCGTTCACAGTGGATCCAGCGGCCGCAGGCGTCACCGGCAACAGCAGCGTCAGTCTCCCGTTCGCTGTGGCCGCTGCGGTGGTGCTCGCGATTGCCGCCGCTGGGTCCGTCGCGCTGCCCTTCGGGAGCGCTGGAACCGGCACCGTGCAGGTGGTGGCGGCCTCCAGTGTTGCGTTGCCCTTCGGCGCCTCGGGTGCGGGCAGCGTCGCGCTCGCCGCGACGTCCACCGTCGCCCTACCGTTCGGCAGCATAGGGGCGGGAACTGTCACGTGGAGCCCGATCACCGGGGACTCCACCGTTGCACTGCCTTTCGGCGCCGGCGGCGCCGGGGTCGTCGCCGTGCTCGGGAACAGTGCCGTTGCGCTGCCCTTCGGGAGCGCCGGAACCGGCACCATGCAGGTGGCGGCGGCCTCCAGTGTCCCGTTGCCCTTCGGCGCCTCGGGTGCGGGCGGCGTCGCGGTCGCCGGCGCGTCCACCGTCGCCCTGCCGTTCAGCGGCTCGGGCGAGGGGGCTGTCACCTGGAGCCCGATTACCGGAGACTCCGCTGTTGTACTGCCGCTGGGGGTGTCCGGCGTCGGAGCCGTGGCGATCGCGGGCCAGGGGACCGCCGCTCTCCCGTTCACCTGCTCGGGATCAGCGGCGCTGACAGTCCTTGCCGACGGCGCGGTCGGCCTGCCGCTCACGGTCTCGGGTGCGGCCACAGTCGGATTCCCCGTCGTCACGGGCGACTCCTCTGTCGCGCTGCCGCTCACCGTGGCGGGAGCGGGCAGTGTCGCGGTCGCGGGCGCGTCCGCCGTCGCCCTGCCGTTCAGCAGCATAGGGGCGGGAACCGTCACGTGGAGCCCGATCACCGGAGACTCCGCCGTTGCACTACCGCTGGGGGTCAGCGGTGCCGGCGCGGTGGCTGTCAGCGGTGCAGGAGCCGTCGCGCTGCCGCTGGCCGTCTCTGGATCCGGCGCTGTCGCAGTTGTCGCCAACGGCAGCGTCGCCCTCCCGTTCCAGGTGGCGGGCGCCGGTTACCTCGGCGTCGAAGCGACCGTCCAGCACCCGGTGCTCGTGCAGCTCGCCTGGACCGCGGCCGAGGCCACGCTCGCCGTTGAAGAGACTGCCATCGCGCTCGCCTGGACCGCGGCCGATGCCACACTCGCGGTGGAGGAGACTGCCACCACGCCAGCTTGGACGGACACGGAGGTCACCCTGCCATGACGACCGAGCAGTTCACGATCAAGCAGGGGGCGCTCCGCCCGAGCCTGCGTGTCACCGTCACTCAGGCGGGGACGGCGGTGGACCTGACGGCCGCGACGGCCGTTCTCCGGATGGTCAACCGCGCCACCGCCGCGGTGAAGGTGAACAACCTGAGCGCCAGCGTGGTCAGTCCCGCCACGGGCGGCGTGGTGCAGTACGACTGGTCGGGCACCGACACCGACACGCCGGGGACCTACGATGCGTACTTCCGCGTCACGCTGCCGGGGAGCATCCTGCTCGTGGCACCGAGCCGCGGCAGCATCACCGTTGTGGTGGAGGCGTGAATGGACTCGAACTGGTGGGCCGGGGACGGATTCCGCGGCGCGGACGGCGTCTGGGGTGGCGAGCTCGTGGACCAGGCGACGCCCTTCGCGGGGCGCGACAAGGTCCAGCACGTCGTCATCGGCGCCCTGCTGGCGCTGCTGCTGGCCCGCTGGGCGACGCTCGGCACCATCCCAGTGCTCGGCGTCGTTCTCATCCTGTCTGGGGCCTGGGAGGCGGTGGAGCTCCTCCGCTACCGCCACTGGCAGGCGGCCGGTGCCCCGCCACCTTGGCCTTTCGCGGCGGACCGGATGAGCTGGCGGGACGTCGTGGCGGCGCTCGCCGGCGCACTGCTCGCCCTGCTCCTGCTCTGAGGCCGACGTGCGCGTGCACGCGTCTGCACTGGTCCTCCTCGCCCTGCTCGCCGCCGCCCTCGGCTGGTGGCTGGGCCGTCGGCCGGATCCCCGGCTCGCCGCCCAGCTCGACACGCTCCGCACCACCAACCAGCAGCTCGATAGTGCGATCGCGCAGTACCGGGCTGCTGGCCCCTCCGCGGACACGGTGATCGTGCACGCTCGTGCGACAGCGGCCGTGCACGACACCGTGACGGTGCGGCTGATCGACAGCATCCTCCCGTCCGTCCCGGACACCCTGGCGCCCGTCCTCGAGCGGATCCGCGCCGAGCACGTCGCCACGGTGGCCGACCTCACCACGGCCCTGGACGCGGCTACCGCCCGGCTCGCGCGGTCGGACTCCCTGCTCGAGCGCTCGGAGCAGCTCCGCCACGCGAACCTCGCCCTCGCCGGGGAAGCGGTGAAGCACTCCGGCGGGAGACTCCTCGTGATCGCGGTGGGGATCGGGGCGACCTACTCCGGCGAGCGGGTCGCGCTCGGGCCGACGGTCATGGTGGGGGTGCGGATCCCGATGAGGCGGCCGATCTAGCGGGGGGCCTGCTGCTGCTCCTGCTCGCGCTTCCGCCGTAGCTCATCGCGCCGACCCAGGATGTTCACGATGAAGGTCCCCGAGACCTGAGCCGCCGCCCATGCTAGCGCTCCGATGCCCGGCGTGGACTGCCCCAGCCACACGAGGACGAAGCCGCCGATCACGAACAACGAGGCGAGGTACGTCGCGGCGTAGGTGCCCCGCCGCTCGCCGGCGATGTTCGAGTCGACAACCTTTGCCTCGAGCGTCCGCCGGTGCGCAGACTGCTCCTCGAACTGGTGCAGGATTCGCTCTCCCGCTCCCGGAACGACCTGGTCGTAATGCGCGAAATCGGTGGGGCGAGGCAGTGGGCCCCGGAAGAACTCGGCGGCAAGGACCTGTTGTTGCGGCTGTCTCTGCGCTGGGAGCTGCGAGCTACGGTGACGACCCATGCGGGTCGACTACTTCGCGGGGGCGGGAACTTCCGGCACCATGGCGCGCGCGAGATCCTGGCCGACCTGCGCCCAGTCATGCGCGATCGCGCGAGCGTCGGCCTGCTCCGGCGTGGCGCTCTCGTTGTAAGAGAAGTGGCTCGAGGACGCGAACAGGTCGCCGATGCGGCCAGCTCCCCGGAGAAATGAGGGCATCGAAACCAGGAAGTCACTATGATCCATCGTTCTATCCTCAGTCGGGATCGGGTTCGCGGAGGAAATGATATCGCCCCGTGCGGCATCCCGCCAGCGCTCCGTCCATAGCCATTCTACGCGCCCGCCGGCCCGGTTGTTCCAGCCCGCAGTAGACACCAGCGCTAAGTAGTTATCGGCCCAAGCCTTGTGCCGCTTGAGCCCCGGCAAGGCAGCCTCCCCCCTTCGGCGGTAACGGATCCCGCTACCCGTCCTCTGAATCCGATGGCTCAGTCGCTCACACCCGGTCGCCGGGAGCCCATCCGAGGTCCCGCAGCACAGCGAAGAGCGTGGTGAGGACGCGCGCTTCGTCCCCGGACACGGCTTCATCGTCGAGTTGAGAGGCCATGACCTCGCCGGCGAACTTCGCGTGGACGGCCCGCACCTGCGCGTCCGGTAGGCCCAACTGGCGCTGCGCGGCCCGAAGCGCAGAGATCTCCTCGCGCGTCACGACCCCGTCCGACACCGCTTCCACGAGCATGTGCCAGTACTGACGGCGGGGATCGGCCGGGGAGCTTCCTGGGCGCGCTGCCACCGGGCGGACCGCGACCGTCCGAGGCTTGAGTTGGCCATCGGGGACCGGCGGCGCGAGGGCCGCCACGAGCTCCGGCGTAAAGGGGTCGCCCTCGAAGCTCGAGGTGAAGGAGTACCTGTCCGCATCGAAGTCCTCGAAGCACTCTAGGCCTGCGTTTCGCGCGGCGTCCCGATAGACGAGCCAGAGCTGGGCGCCTGCCATCGCATCGTCCGCCGCACGATGTGACGCGGGCGACAGACCGTACGCGGTGCAGGCCTCGGCCAAGCTGCACTTCGGCCCGAGGCCCAGCAGTGGACGGGCGTACATCAAGCATAGATGGGGTGGGATCCACGCGCGTCGCCCGCGCTCAGAGCGATGAAGCTCGTGCTCGAGGAACCGCATGTCGAATGCTGCGTTGAAGGCCGCGACGACCGCGCCCTCGAGGGCCCGGGCGACGTTGGCGGCGAGATCCGTGAACAGCGGAGCGCCGAGGACGTCGCTCTGATCGATTCCGTGGATTCGCGTCGCGTGGACGGGCCCGTCCGGATCGACGAGAGTGTCCAGCACGAGGCGCGGTTCGGCGCCGGGGTCGATCCGAACAACCGCAATCTCGATGACCCGGCAGCCGCTCTTCGGCGAGAACCCGGTCGTCTCGAAGTCGAGCACAGCGATGGGTGTGTCCGCCAGTCGTTTTCCCCAGATGGCCATGTTCTAGCGCCTCCCTAATGGAGCTTAGAAAGCACCGCGCTGCTGGAGCAACCCGAAGCCAGGGCGAAGGCATGGTTTAGGTCGCCAAACGTGCCTGTCATCGAATCGGCGTCTATCTGCGTCAGCACAATCTGGCCGTGGGCGGGGTACGTCTTCCAGATGTTCAGCGTGGCGGTGCGGTCATCGAGGTTGATGTTCCC